GTATTGCTAGGGTTTGAGTTTTTTTATTAGATCCAACTCATCCTCAATGTGAAGGCCCTGAAGATATCGGAAAGATTTTTTATCAACTCTTATATAAAATAAGAAAAACAAAAAACGTAACTTATAATCCTAAAGCTAGTTGCGCTGGTAATAATATTAAAGTATATCCTGTAATAGGAGAATGTGTATTTTTAATTTTAGGTCCAAGCCGTCATTTAAATGATGATGATTCTGCAACTCAAGTATATTACTTACCTCCATTTAATATTTGGAATGAAATAAATCATAATGCATTTCCAGATAAGAAAGACTATAATGATCAAGTAAATCAAACACCTACCGCCTCTGAAATTTCTAGTCAAGGACCAAATACTGAACCTGGTAATTTTAACTTCGGTGGTACCCAACCATTTGTAGAACAATCAAATCTTAATCCTTTACAACCATTTGCTGGTGATGTAATATTTGAAGGTAGGTGGGGACAATCAATTCGATTTGGTCAAACTATATTAATAAATAATGATAAATTTTCTACTAAAGGAGGATCTTTATGGCCAGGTTCAGGTAAGAAAAATGGATCACCCATCACTATATTTACAAATAATCGTAAAAGAGTAAGCGGTTTTGCTCATTCTCTTGAAGATATAGATACAGACGGTACGTCAATTTATTTAACAAGTGATCAAAATATCTCCGTAGGTGATATTAAAAAAAGTAGATATCCGTTATCATCATATAACACCCCTGGGACACCTTTTATATCAGAAGAAGCTCCAGATAAAGAATATCATGAAAATCAAGCTATTATTTGTTCTGATAGAATTATTTTTAATGCAAGAAAAGATTTTGTATTATTTTATGGAAAAAAAGGAATATCATTATCTAGTAAAAAAAGTGTGCATATAGATGCAGGAGAAACGGTATCAATAGATGGCATTGATGCAGTAGAACTTGGAGCTGGAGCATTAACTAAAGGACAAAAAATAGTATTAAGCGATAATCTTATAAAGACTTTATCTCCATTAATAGATGCTCTTAATAGTTTTGCAAGTGCTGTATCAGGTATGTCAACTACGCCTGAATCAGCAATTCCTTTAATGGTATCTTCTGGAAAGAAGTTATCAGATGTATGTATCGCTACTTCCAATTCACTTGAAGATATTAAATCTCAAAAAATTTATTCTGTATAATATATGACACTATCATTCGGCTCAGTATTATCAGATGGGACTTCTGCAACTGGAAGTGAAAAAGCCATACTTGGGTTTTCTAAAAAAATAGTAACTTTAAATACCGCTGTAAATAAAATATTATCTGGCGATAAAACATTATCAAATACAAAATCAGTTAAGTATATTGGTATGATTGGAATACTAGAATTACTTAATGATGTTGATGTATGTAATATTATAAATTACACTTTAGGACAGCTTTCATTAAGTAAATTAAAACCGTCCGGTAAATTAAGCAACAACATTAATAAAATAAAAACAACTGCTTTTAATTTAAGTGGAACAATAAATAAACTTTATACTTCTAGTAATTTATTAAATCCATCCCAAGGTAAAGTATTTGATACAGAAAAACAATTAGATCAAAAGGATCAGATTAAAAGAAATTTTTTAGAAATTAGAGATATTTTAAACCAAAATTTAACACCTGAAGTATTAAGTTTTATAGCTACCATACCAGGTGGTGAAGACGCTACAAAAACTGTTAATGATATATTGATATTTTTAAATACTAATGCAAATATTACTCAATTACCTTCTGGACAACTAAATGATGTGTTTTCAACCATCAATAAATTATATAGTATATTAGTAGCTGTTTCATCTTTACAAAGTGCACAAAGTATTGTTGCTTTATTTCCTAACTTACAACAGCAAATTAATAAAGTTCAACAGGTAATAAATCCTACTAGAATTTTACCAACGTTGAGAGGATTTTTAAACTCATTAAAAACAATTCAACAAATATGTAATAACATACTTAAGATTGTAAATATGATTCGCACTATTGCAAAAATATTAGTTGTAGTAAGGCAAGCTATTAGTATAGCAATTTCAATTTTTGAATCTAATCCACTTCCAACATCAATACCAGGTCAATTTCAGCCTGGCGGCCCAACATTGGGTGCAATATCAAGTTTAGAATCAGCAAAAAATTCTTTAATAGAGAAAGAAACTGAACTTGGAAAAATTTTAACAGAAATTATAACATTAACTTCAATAATGATAATATTCATTACTGATATTGTTTCTCAAGTACAACAAATGATTATAGAAGTGCAAAAATTAATTATCACTCTTGAACAATGTGGTGTATTACAAGGTAATGATGATAGTGGTTTGATAAACGACTTTAACAATACAATTAAATCATTACAAGAAACTATCAATGAGTTAAAAGGATTTACAGATGCTTATGCAGCTGTACCACAAGACCCTAATTTATTTAGATTTGGTGGGTATGTAATAAAAATAGTTGATGAAGAATTAGTAGATGAAGGAATAAAAAATAAAAGAAGAAGAGCAATTGCTTTTGATAATAAAGGAATAATGGTAGAACAAGGAGAACTAACTTTTGCTTCGGATAAGAGAGTTCTTGTTGAAGAGTTAAAATTAAAATTATTGAAAGAAGGACTTATAACTGATTTATCTTTTGCAATTACAGATGGAATTCCATTGAATATTGTAAATGCACTACAATTAACTACTATTTAATAATATAGTTATTTAATATTTATTAATATGAAACCAGAACAATTTAGACAGATTTTACGTGAAGAAATCGAAGAATGCTTAATAGAAATATTACCTGTAATAGTTAAGCAAGTACTTAAAGAGCAGCTTACTCCTGTATTAAAAGCAATGATTAATGAAAGGAAAAAAGCTGGTCCTCAATCATCTTATATTGGTGAAATTAAAAAGAGTACTTTAGGACGTAATGTAGAAATGCAACCCGCTTCTCATCCAAGTAGTGGTACTGCTACCAATAGAGTAAATCCTTTAACAGCTCCTATCAACTCAAAAGACCCATTAAAGAATATGCTTGCAGAAACATTTAATAGTATGTTGCCTGATGAGTACGAAGATTATGAAGTACCAGAAGCTCAAGCCCCTGGCGCCCCACAAATGGTACCTGTAGATTATAAACCAGCACCTGGTCAGAAAAGACCAGCCTTTGAAGCCCCTCAACTACAAATGGAATCTGCAGGGCAACAAATGCCTGAATTAAAAGCAGTAGCACCACAAGGTAAAAGTGTAATATCAACTCTTGTTTCAAAACTACCGACTAACATTCCAGCCGCAGATTATTATCCTGAAGCTGATCTTGAAAATATTAAAATAGATAATGTACCTGATTATACTGCTTTAATGGCAAAGAGAACATTTAAATAATGGCATACCAAGCTAAAAATATTAATGTAATAGATCTAAAGCCAAGTACAGCATTGGGTGTATCAATGCCTTTTAACTATCCGTCTGTTTTTAAAAGTATTTACACATCAAAAGATCAAATAAAAATAAATCTAATTAATTATTTGTTAACAAATAAAAACGAAAGGGTATTTTACCCTGAATTTGGATTGAATTTAAGATCAAAATTATTTGAACCTATAGTTAGTGATACAGAAGAAGATATTAAACAAACTATTGTAAATGGGATTGCAATGAATTTTCCCAATATAATAATTAATAAAATAAAAATAACAGCAGATGCAGATTCACATTTATTGTATGTTTTTTTTAGTTACTCGATAAAAAATACTCAAGAAGCAGACGACATACTTTTAAGCTTTGCACAAAATGGCTGATAAAAATATACAATATCTTAATAAAGACTTTACCGATTTTAAATCAGCATTAGTAGAATATGCAAAAGCATATTTTCCTACATCATATAATGATTTCTCAACAGCGTCTCCTGGATCAATGTTTATTGACATGGCAGCTTATGTAGGCGATATATTATCTTTTTATTTAGATAATCAAATTCAAGAATCATATTTACCTTTTGCTAAGCAATCTAAAAATTTATACGCTTTATCATACATGATGGGGTATAAACCTAAGGTAATTTCAGCTGCGACTG